ATAGTCATCTAAATGTAAACCCTCTAGATTATATCAGGGCTAGTAGGATTGGAAGCTTTATATTCTTTACTGCTAGGGAAGACCAAAAGATTATAGGATACTCTGGGTATCAGATCTCTAATCATTCTCAGGATGGAGTTAAGACAGCATCTCAGCATCTTCTATATATTCTTCCTGAACGCAGAAAAGGAACTATAGGTATCAAGCTGATTAAGTTCTGCGAGGACCAATTGAAGTTAAAAGGAATAAAAAGAATCTTTCAGCATACCTCAAAGTTTAGAGATCTGAGTAAACTATTTCAACGATTAGGTTATACAGAGTGTGAGATAACCTATTCAAAGGAGCTATAATGGGCGTTGAAACATTAGCAGGTATAGGAGCTTGGGCTGCTTCTGCTGTTGGGGTTGGAACTATCAGCGTTACTACTGCAGCTATCGTAGGTGGTGCTATAGTTGGTGCAGCAATAGGTGGAATTACCGCAGCTGTTACTGGTGGTGACATTGGTAAGGGTCTGTTGTTTGGAGCAATAGGCGGAGCAGTTCTTTGTTTGAGTATTTATACATTATAGCACCTTATAGTTCTGAATCTGCTGTTATATATCCGCTCCCACCAGGAGGTCCCTGGAGGCCGATAGTATTTCCAGTGGTAAGACTCGTTCCAAATCCAGTAACTAATAGAAAAAATCCTTTACTGTTGGCATTTTGAGTAGTAAGACCTCCAGGAGAGGTTTGGGTACTTGAAGAGATTAAGTAATCCGTTACTCTAAGATTTCCTACAGAGGACATTACCGGCTGTGCCCTTTTCTCAACCTTAAATCCTCCTGTAAGAAACATACTAGTTCCTGCAGCTACTCCGAATACTCCATCCACTAAATTCTCATAATACCTATAACACAATTGAAGCTCATCCCCTATAGTCCTTCTCTCAAACTCCGTGGCTGTATCTCCTTCTTCTAGTTGTACTTGTGCTATGTCGAAGGTTCCTGATTGCTGACCAAGAGTGTCAGTTCTAGAGTTGAAAGAAGATCCGGCATCGAACCATATAGTAAGAAGAGTAGAACTATTATTATCAGACCCTAAAGTTTTTCCAGTAACAGAAGGAACACTAAAGGTGATAGTTTTCTCAACCCAAGAAGCACTTAGAGAAATTTTCTGGCCCTGGACATTTACAACAGCAGATGGGCTACCACCAGAACCAAAGTACTGAGTTAACTCAACTGCAATATTCTTTACAGAGTCAGCTTTAGCATAGAAGGATACAGTAACTGTTTTCCCTGAGAGTTTTGTTACATCCTCAATTCGTTGTTGCTTTTGACAATAGTTCCCAGCCCCAGCAACAGTAGAGACTACTGTTCTTGAGAAGTAAGTAGGGTTCTCTGGAACATCAGTTTGTCCTATAGTAAAAGATTGTCGACTCGCAGTCTTAGTTGATCCTAAGTGTGTATTATACCACCTATCATCACTTCCATATCCACTACTCGTCTGACTTGTAGCTCTCTGCCAGATATCAAAGCTTCCATTAATCAAGTAGTTCTTTCTACCAGATGAAACAATAATATCTTCAAGAATAAACCCATCACTGAAAGGATCAGCAACAGTCATTACTTTTCCTTCATCACCGGAGACAGGAATAGGCATTAGTGCAGCAGCAGCCTCAGCCCTATCAGCATTAGAATCAGAAGAGATGACATCTAGTCCTGTTTGAACTCTATCAGCTGCTGTAGCTACTTTATCCAATCCAGTCTGCACTCGGTCAGCAGCAGTAGCAACCTTATCTTGCCCGGTTTGAACTCTATCAGCTGCTGTGGCTATCCTATCTAATCCTGTCTGAACCTTATCAGCTTCTGCAAGGACTGCTTGGTCTTCAGACTTAGCAGCCCAGTGGAGAGCTGAATACTTCCCAGGAGTTACTGCTGTATCCTCAGGACTCTCTGCCCACTTCTCTGCAAGATCTGAGTAGAAGGATTGATTAGCAGCTATAGCGTCTACAGCAGCTTCTACTAATTGGAATCCTGTATCAGCTGCAACATTAATATCATTTAGATCAGCAGCATAAGCTACATCTCCATCCACTACGTTCTTTCCAGAACTATCGTAGTATGAACTTGCCATTTATTGTTGTCTCCTTATCCTCACTGTTGTCGTCCAACGATAGTATAATCAGTTATGAAGTTCTGAATTGTATGTTGTCTATAGAAAGCATTGTCAGTTCCAAAATTAATACTCATATTAGATGCTAAAGCCTGGAAGTAATAAGTATTTCTAGTAGTCAACTCAGCCCCAGAATACTTAAAGGTTCCCCAGATTCCTTCCCCATAGACATCTCCCAAACCTGTTACATCAAAGAAATCCTCACTAGTTTTAGGGAGTTGCAAATCGAAGTAGTCAAAAGTAGGTCTTACACAAGCAGTAATATCTGATTGACAAGAGAGTTCAAACATTACTCTTTGAAAAGCCTTCCAGGACCTGGGAGATTTATAATGGTAGTATGCTGTAGCTAATCTAGTTTTGATATTAGAACCGTTAAATGATGTTCCTACGTCTCCCTTATATACGAACCCAGTGCTGGAGGTAAAGAAGTGCAACACATTGTCTAAACTGTCTTTTCCTGTAGCTACCGTATGAACTGAAGTAAGATACTGACCTTTAGTGACTCCTCTTAGTTTCTTATTTAAGAAAGAGAAGATGAGGAATCTATTGTTGCTAAAGTAAAGCCTGTACTGATTAAGGTGCTGAAGGACTACTGCACAAGTTATCTGGGCTTTATATCTCTCTAATGTCTTCTTAACCTTAGAGGACAAAGAGTTAGCTGCGAAATCTCCATACTCTTGGGCAGCTGATAACGTAGTTACACCATAGTCGCTCATAAAGATAAGAGTATCAAACAAATCACAAACAGTGTATGGGTAAGCTCCAAAGGTTGTAGTGAAGGTCTGCATTACCCAGTCAGCAGTAATAGTACTGTTTCCTGAGAGGGTTCTGATAGCAGTATCACAGAAGATTACTAGAGTTCCCCCCACTATAGGATTCAGAGAGGTGATCTCATATCCTATCCCAAGCTCTACAGGGTCTGCAGTGAAGTCGGTGGGATCTCCAGAAGTTGAACACTGTAGAGAACCTCCTCTGTAAGAAAGAAACAATCGCTCTCCCCACACAGCACAGAAGGTAGGTTTATCATCAGCCCCCATCCCAGCATTAACTAAGGTAGTGATAGTAGTTCCATCGAACATACGGGCCTGGTTGACTCCGTCAGTCCATATGAGAACAAGAGTATCTTCAGTAGCTAAGAAGTTATACTGCAAGAATGTGTATTTACCATCCGGTTCTAGGGGATCAGCAGAAGTATCTATCTCGATCCATCCAGCTGCTGTCTCTACGAACATAGCTGCTGTTAATCCACCAGCTTCATTCCTAAAGGCATATAGTTTTTCTTTGAAGTAGACAGTAGCTAGTACAGGATCAATTCCAGGAACCTCATCTATTAGTGCTCTAGCTGCATCTTGCGCTGCATGATCTAGTTCACTAGCTCCTACTAGAGATGGGCTAGGATGACCATCATACACTTCGTAACCAGGTACAGACACATAGCCACCAGTAGAGCCTTCCGTGATGTAATAGTTCTCACAAGATATTAACTCTCCCCCTTTCATCTCTAAGGAAGATACATTCTCATTAAGTCCTCCATCCATCACTACAATATCTGTCTTTACACTCTGAAACTTTATCTTACCTGGTTTCATATAATCCCTCGCACCTTAAAGGGAAGCATAGGGTTCTGGTCCCTCATCAGATCTCCCATTGCATTAGCATGACGAGTTGCATAAAGTTGATAAACATGAGGAATATTAAGTGTTGCTGCGTATCTATAGATACTATCATAGACTAGAATCATATGATAGTCTGTTGGCATCTCTGGTATATCAGCTGCTAACTCTAGCTCTTGGATTGACTTGTGGTAATCGATGGTAATTGTATAAGCATCATTAGGTTTAGGGAAAATCAGCGCACCATCACTAGGACGGATAGTGAAAGTACTAGGGATTCCATTATCTACATCGTTATTATGCAAATAGACAAACTCATTATAGCTTATATAAGTCAGGAGGCTCTTCTTAGAGTTGACAGTTATATATGCAGTTTCCCAGTACCACCTTTTAAACCTATTGGTTGGTCCAAAGATAGTAGCAGGAAGATAGGTAGTTACATCAACTGAAAGGAAGAAGTCTTTGGTAGCTCTCATCCACTTCCAGTTCTGTCGGTAGGTCTGTAGGTCTCTCCAGGAATCTTGGACTAAGGAAAGGACTAATCCTTCTTGTCCTGTAGCACTAACAGAAGAAGGCCCAGATCCCTGCAGTCCTACTCTCTTTCTTACTTCTTGAGCCATCTTAAGGAAGTTCATTAATTACTCCTTAGCTTTAATTCGTTTGGTTTTAGGACCCTTAGACGCAACAGGTGCTATAACCTCAATAGGGTCTGTAGGGGCTGAAGGTTCTACAACCTCAATAGGTGCTATAGGGGCTATAGGTTCTACAAGGACTAGGGTTTCATTAAGGTCCTCTTGGTTTACACAGAACACGTGGCCATTGATGGTGCTTTTAGCATACACATATTTCTTCATATCAATTTACCGCT